GCGTTCAAGCAGTTGCGACTGAGGCACCCGCTTCAGCGGCCGCCCGAATTGATCCACCAGCATCACCATGCCCCTCCATCGCCCCAGCGGCCGGAGCCGCCCTTGTCCTCGTCATCATCCTGATCGGGGTCGGCCCAGCGGCTGCGGGTGCCGGGCACCCCCTGATAGCCGAAGCTCTCCGGCCCGAGGTCAGCAGCTGTAACGGCCAGCGCCAGCGCCCAGAAACGGTCGGCGTGGCCGTCGCTGTCGCCGTCCGCGACCAGACGCCGGATGCCGGTCACCCCAACCTGCGACTTGATCGAATGCAGATCGGCGCGCAGCAGCGGATCACCAGCCGGGATGCGGGTCTTGCGGTCCTGCATCGACTCCTTCAGGCCCGTGGCCATGTCGAGCTTGGAGGCTGTGCTGAAGAGGACGCCTTGCACCCGTTCTGATCCGTGACGGGCCTTGGCATCCTCGACCGGCTTTTCGCCCATGCCGGTCTGGTCCATCGCCACCCGCACCACTCGGTAACGCCGCATGACGTCATCGAGCAGCCGATCCTGTTCGGCAAAGCTGATGCGCTTTTTGGCGATGATCTCGCGCACCATCAGCACTTCGCCGACCAGTTCCGAAACCACGATGACGAAGAGGTCGTTGCGCGCGGCGATATCGACACCGACAAAGCACATGCCGCCCTTATAGCCACCCGGATCGCCCGCCTCGGTATGCTCGCAGGCCGAAATCAGATCATAGTCGAGCCAGGCCGAAGCCTCATCCAGCCAGGCGAGTTCGAATTCCTGCGCCCACTTGTCCTGATCGGCCATGCCGCGCCGCAACTCGTCGATGTTGACATCGAGCCCCTGCTTCACCGCCTCATAAATATCGACATGATGCTTCGACCAGCCGTTTTCGGCGGTGGTCATCAGCTCGTAGAATTTGTTGCCCTTGCCGTTCGGGGTGCTGATCACCCGGATTTTGTGGTTGCCGCGCGCCGCCACCGGAAGGGCCGAGCCCCAGATCGCCCGGCTGTCCTTGTGGAAGGCGAATTCGTCCAGCAGCAGGTTGCCGCCAAAACCCCGCGCGGAATCGGGGCTGGCCGAAAGGGCCACCACACGCGAACCGCCGGGGAAATGCACCTCATGGGTCTTGTAACTGGCCGCAGGCACATCGACCCTGAAGGTCTCGCCGCCTTGTTCCACCTCGCGCTGATAGGCCGGAACCCGGAATTCATCCTCGACGAACTGCGGTTGCCCCCGGTTTGAAAGGCCCTTCAACACCGCGTAATAGGCCCGCGTCATCGGCTTCAGGGCATCCTCCAGCGCTTCCTTGGCGGTGGCCTCGGACCGCGAGAGAATCGTCCAGCGGATTTTCCGCTGCTCGATCTCTGCCCGGGTGCAATCGTCAACGATCTCGCCGCAGGAGCCGAAGGTCTTGCCGCCGCGCCGGGTGAACATGCCGATCTTGAAGCGGCTGGCATCCGTGATCCATGCCTTCTGGTAAGGCAAAAACTTGATGATTGGGCTGTCAGGAACGGCAGCGCTCATTGCATGAAATCCTGGAAGGCATCTCCGGCTTCGCGTTTGCAGCGTGACCACAGGCGATCAAGGGCCGAGGCGCATTTGCCTTTGCGGCCAGCGCGATGAAACACGCGTCGGGTCGCATCGGGAACCCGGGACCAATGCCGACCGCAAATCCACTCACCACCGCTATTTCGACGGGTCGTGCGGTGACAGCCGGGAACACAGCAATTTATGTGGAAAGCGGTCATGCTGACTGGATCAGGTTACTGCGCCGCAGCGGTGATCGCCGCGAATAGTTGCCGGTCGCCCGCCGCGACCTTCTGCGTCACGGCAACGAAGCTGCGGACACCATAGGTCCAGGCCCAGCTGGTCTTGCCGCCCGGCAACATGATCTTCTGCTTTTCAGACAGGTAGAGCGGCCCGCCATTGAAGGTGAGATCGTCAATGTCCCGATCCCACAGCTCCCCCAAAGTCCAGCCTTGACCCAGAAGGGCCTGCACATCGGCGGCATCCGACTTGCGCACTAGAAGCACTGCATGGATTTCACCCATCTCGGCCGATGCATTCGCCAGTTCGACCGGATCATTCACGGCGCGGGCCGAGGCCCATTCATCCCCGTCGCCATCCTCGCCTGTCTCGATCCGGACGATGGTGCGCCAGAAGAGATCGGACCCCGAACCGATGCCATCGACCAGGACGGCCGAGCCGGGGCCGAGGTCGGAGAGTTCATCGAAGCCCGAGCGGGGCGGGAAGATCAGCAGCGCAAATTCGGTGCCATAGGACGCGACGGCCTTCGTCTGGCAACCCTCGAGCGAGCGGGCATAGATGGCATCGATCTGAAGGATGCCCATCTGCGCACGACCGGCGCAGACCGCGAGCGAGATTTCGTCGGACCCGGCGAAATTGACCACGGCGGCTTCGACACCGCGCTGTTCAATGCGCTGTTCGATTTGCAGTGCCCGCCGGTCATAGCCGCCGCCCGGCTTGCCAGCCGCGATGGTCAGGGGTTCAGCCAAGGCCAGGACGGGGGCCAGCAGCGCGATGGCAAAGCAAAGGGTGAGAGGAAGCCAGGAAAGAAGGTGGAAGGCGCGATTTCGAAGCATGTTCTGTCCTCAGATGGTTTCACGAAAGGAGAGGAGGTAGGGTTGCCCGCGCCAGAAGCTGATCCGGGCAACGCGGCCAAGGTGTCGGACGATCTGGTGCCGCCCGAAGACCCAAGCGGCGGCGAGATGCCACCACCGGGCGTTCTGGAAGTGCAGCTGGGCCAGCAAGATCAGGGTGCCTTTGGCTTCGTCAGAGGGCTGCATCATGCAAACCCCATGATCTGGCGGGCCTGTTCGCGGAAATCTGCTGTGATCTCGCCCGCCTCGACTGCAGCGTCGAGCTTGGCAGATTGGGCCTTGCGGTCCTTTTCCTGCATCGCCTGCACGATGCCCGACGACGACATGACGTCCTTCATCATCCGGGCAAGAAAATGCAGGTTCTGTGGGCTGATCTCGGCACCTTCTTTCTGCACCTCTGCCTGCATGACCTTGAACGCCAGCGTGGTGAGCATCTGGAACAGCACGTTCTGGCGCTGCGCCTGATCGTCCATTCCCATCTCGCCGAGCCATTCTTTCGCCCAATCCGACGCCTGCTCCTGCAGCCGGACGAACTCCTGGTACTCGGTCCCCCAGGCATGAATGGCCGATTTGCGGATGCGCAGGTTGAGCCCGGCTTCCTCAAGGCGGAAGTTCAGGGCTTCGGCCAGTTCCTCGTATTGCCCGAAGCCGCGGGCGCGCAGTTCCTCCTGAAGCCAGGCCCGCAGTTCAGCTGGCAGAAGGTCGATCTTGCGGGGCGGTGGCATATCACGCCCTCGGGCTGGGGCGCTGGATATCGGGGTGCGTCGCCCGGCCGCGCGCCACATCGGCACCGCGCGCCGTTGCCGTCGCCACCCGGAACTCCGGCTGCCCGCCAAGGATCACGAAGCCGTTCTCGGCCAGCCAGGACAGTTCAGTCGTGGTCTGGTCGCGCGAGGTGTTGATGCCGATCTGATCGCTGTTCAGCACGTCGGTCAGGATCGAGACATTCGAGGTGTAACCCGGGCTCGCCTCAAGAAACCGCAGGATGGCCAGACGGCGGTGGCGGCTGTTGAAGGTCTGAAAATCGGTCATTTCCGCTCCAGCAGATACTGTTCCACCCGCGCCAGCACGATGTCCTGCCGCTTGCCGGCATCGGTGGCGGCCGACTGGGCCGCGCGCAGTTCGCGGACATCGCCGCGCAGTTCGCCGATCAGCATGCCAAGCTGATGCAAGTCCTCTTTGGTCGGCTGCGCGCGCAGGGTCTGCTCGACACTGGCAAGGCGACCGTCCAAACGGTCCATCCGTTCCGAACCGGCCTTGAACCGGGTCTCGACGTTCTGATCGCGGGTCCGCCACCAGGTGTAGAGGATGTTGAGGATGTTCAGCGCCGCGAGCGTGACCGCCAGGGCCGGGCCGAGGTCAAAGGCGGGCGGGGTCATTGCTGGCGGTCCCCTTCGGCACGGGCGAGGTCGATACCGGCAAAAGGCGTCTTCTCATGCACCTCACGCAGCTTGGATGCTGCGAGCCGCGCCAGAACCCTTGCATCCGGGTTCAACCGCGCCAGTGCATCCGGCACACTCTGGGTCGCGTATTTCACAGCGGAATCGATCGCCGCTGGCCCGGTCAATCCCCGGCTCAGCGCGGCGCGGATGCCCGACATCAGCGCGGAATGCAGAGCCTCGCGGTGCCGCGCCTCGATTTCGATGCCCCAGCGGCGCTTCGCCTCATCGGCGGCACTGGCCAGCACCTTTGCGAGCCAGGCCGCGAGGAGCGACAGCAACAGCGGCAGGGCCGCAGCATAGATTTCGGAGAGCAGGTTCATCATGCGGCCTCCAGCCATTTCGAGACGGTGAAACCCGGGCAGGCCTTGGCGGCATATTCGTTATGGCCGCTGATCCGCCGGATCTGAGCGCGCATCCCGATCCCCTGCAGCAACTGCCGCAATGTGATGTCCTGCGCCGGGGTGAAGTGCTGGGCGAAGCGATCGCGCTCGGTCGAGCCGTGACCGCCGATCAGGCAGATGCCGATCGTGCCGCGATTGTGGTCAACGACATGGGCGCCGATCTCCGTCTCGGGGCGACCGGCCAATACCTTGCCGTCCCGGCCGATCACCCAGTGATACCCGATATTGCGCCAACCCCGGTCCTGCATGTGCCAACGGCGGATTTCGGCAAACTGGGCGGAAAGACCCGCATCAGCCATCCAGTCGGGCCGCGTGGCACTGCAATGCACAACGACCTCATGGACAGGATAGCGTGCCGCACCCTGATAGAGCATAGCGGCGGTTTCCGCCGTCAGCACCGATGACACTGCGACACCGCCCGCTGTGAGCCAAGACTGAGCGGCACGCTTGGTTTTCGTGCCGAAGAGGCCATCCACAGGCCCCGGCGAATAGCCGAGATCCCGAAGGCCCGTCTGTATGAGCGAGATTGCAGCCTTGGTCATAAAGGGCACCCGATGCTTCGGGCGCGCGCCCGGTCAGGACCGGGATGCCACATGCTGGTGAAATGGGGCCGTGGGATGCAGTTTGGGGGGATTAGCCGAAAAGGGAGAGCTGCTGCGGCTCGATCCCGGCGTCGCGGCGCATTTCGGCCCGAAGCTTGTGAATATAGGCGCTCGTCACACCGTGTTCCCGCGCCAGATCATTGGCCGAACGGGTGGGTTTGGTCAATCCGGCTTCCAGAACGGCCGCCCGAAGAAGACTGGCACGGCGCTGGATTTCCGCGCCTCGGCCCGAGGGAATGTCAATCTGGTGGCCTCCAAATCTGTCTGCCAGCCAGGTTACAATATCGGTGCCAACCTCGGCCGCGAGGGCCGAGGTAGCGGCGAACGAAGAGGTAGGCACGTCGCGGCGCTGGCCGCCCGCGTTGGCGATCAGCCGCAGGCGAGCGGTCAGACCGAGGTCGCGTTCGAGTTCATCAATCCAAGCAGTCATCCCGGCCCCGCGAACTTGCCCGCCTCGTCGCCCCAGCTGCTCCAGCCGGGGCGCTGCTGGCGACTGAACAGGTCGAGGCGGCGAGCTTCGGGCATGAGCCGTTCGGCAGAGCGGTATGCCTCTTCCGGCTTGCGGCTGTGCTCCCGCCGCAAGCCGAAGATTGTGTCGCGCACGGACTTGCTGGTCTTCGGGGCGCCGCGCGTGCCGATGAGATAGGGTTCGCCCGCATTCCTGAAGATATAGCCCGGACCGAATGCCTGTTTGCCGTTCGGCGTCATCTTCGCCCACCATCCGAGGGTCTTCAGAGCAAAGCCCCAGGCTTCGAGCACCGTGATCGCGTTCTGCAGCTGCGCGCCGCGCGCCCAGAGCCAGAGCAGACAATCCGGCGCGGCCAGCGCTTCAACCGGCATTGCGCAGATTTGGTCGAGGGGCATGGTCTGGTAATGGGCTTCCGGACTTTTCTTCAGGCCCTTCTTTGACCACATCTCCGACCTCCAGGGCGGGTCGGCCATGACCAGGTCGAATCCACCTGCAGGCCGCAGTTCGTGGAATTCGCGCAGAAGGATCATGTCACCCCCCCGCACCGGACCGGACGGAACCCACGACAGCTGTTCAGCCATTCTGCCGCTCCGTCTCGATGCCGTGGCGCTTGCACATGGCCTTCAGGGCGCGGGTCACATCATTGATCTGGCCAGCTTCGCGCAGCGCATCGATGTCGATCGGCACGGACGACCATTTGCGTTCGAACTGGGAACGGACAAAAGCATTCAGCCCTTCGCGGCCGGGCTTTTCCAGCTTGCCCGCCTTGCCCAGCAGCCCCCAGAGGACGTGGACATAACGCAAATCCCCACGCGGCGCCGGAGCGCGACGGCCGTTTGCGCCCCCCTTGTAACCTGCTTTGAAGCCCCGTTCTTCGAGAGCTTCAACGACCTTGCGCAACTCGGCGTCGGTCATGTCGGCCATACTGGCCTTGCCCGTCACCAGCAGCTGGAGATCGTGCCGGGAATCGGCATCGATGCCGAGATGTTTGCACCCGACGTGGATCTGGCGCTGGAGGTTACGGACGGTCATTGGAACCCTCGTAGTAGCTGGGACGGGCAGCGATCTCGGCCGCAATGAAATCCTCGGCGAAGAGCGGAAATTTGTTCTCGATCCGGCGGCGCAAGTTGCGTTGGCGTACCCGAGCGCGGGCCGCTTGGCTCCAGCGGCGGATCGGACGTTGATGGACGCACTCCCAACCGACTGTCCACCCAGAACCGGGTTCGTAGGGGGTGCCTGGCAGGCTTGCCTGGATGATCTCGTCCGGGATGGGGTGACTGCGATCGGAAAGAACCGACATGACGATGCGCGGCATTCCATCGGGAGGAGATGTGTAGGGGTTTCCCCAGAACAACCGGCACCGCCATTTCGCGTTCACCGATCATCCTCCGGCTTGGGCAGAGCCAGCCGAGTGGCAGCATTCGGTTTCCGCTTCTGACCCTCCTGTACTTTGGTCAGACAGCGCAGTGCATAGCCCATGTCGTCGAAATCGCAGGTTTCAAGCTCGATGCGGATGGTTGCCTTGCCGCCCCTCGAGGTCGATGAGAACGACTTCAACCGCAACGACTCTTCGGGCGTTCCAGAGAGATAGAAGCTCACATCGCACCGCCAATCTGGCGCTGCTTGCCCGAACCACCGTTCACACCATGGGCAAGGTTGACCCGATCCCCGGCCCTGAACCCGGCACTTGCCGCATTGCCGAAACGAACCGATCTGGCGGAGGTCTTCATGGCCGTCGTTTCCGGGATGCGCTGCTTCAGAACTGCGCGGGCCTTTGCCAAGGCATGATCATCCATCGACAGGTGAAACAGGTCGAACAGACGCACGCGCAACCGAGCCACCAATCCGGCGGTGAAGTCGGCAACAGCCTGCCGTTTTGTTGCGACCGTTCTCCGGCGGCGATATTCGGCCGTCGCCTTGAACGCTTCGATCTCTCGGTCCATCGCGCGGTTCAAGACGGCAACCAGATAGGTCGCGATCTCCGGGCCCGGAGCGCGGCCGAGAAACATGATCGCCGGGCTCCAGTCGTTTAGGATCACGGTCGCGCAATTTGTGCAGCGCCCAACCGCTCCCCAGATTTGATCGCGCGGGGCATTGCCACGGGTTTTAAGAGCGGCTTGCTGCTCTTCAAATTCGATGTCTTCGGCCGTCAAGCCGTGGTCGCGCATCAAGTCCGCTGCCTTTGCCAAGGCAGCTTCGGCTTCGGCTTCGGTGGCGCCACGTCCCGTGCCGAGGGCGTGCAGGGCCGCGATCCGCTTGCGAAGAGCATCATCCATCACGCCACTTCCAATTCAAGGGCGGCGGTGGCGGCGATCCGCCACTCGATCATGTAGCCCTCGGTATAGCGCGGGCCGTGCAGCCGCGCGAAATCGGTGGCCATGTCCTCAAGGTCGGCATAGCCGAGCCGCTTGGCGCAGCCCTCGAGGCGCAGGAGCGGCATGTTGCTTTCGCGGATTCCGGTGATGCGATTGCCGGTCCAGAGGATGTCCATCCGCTCGACCGCCGTGCAGATCGCACCCTCGACGATCTGACGGTGGTTGACCTTGTCCATGAGCCGGATCGGCTCACCGGGCCGGGCATGACGCAGGCGGGGCGGTTCGAAGGTCTGCTGCATCACCCCGGCGGAGATCAGCGGCACGAAACGCTGGGCGAAGGTGTAGCTGATCATGGTCACGCACTCGCCAGATCGATGGTCAGCGATTGCCAGGGGGCATCGAAGGCGTCGCGGAACTGAAAGCGCAGATAGCTCTTGGACCCGATCACATGCATCGCGTCGCGGATCGCTTCCTGACCCCGGACCCAGCGCGCATCGTCGTCATTGGTGTTCAGCAGGACAAAGACATTGGTCCGGTTGATCTGGCCTTCACGGTCGGTATCGAAGGCGTTGGTGACGATGGAGCGGATCAGCGGGTCGGCCCCGGCGGCGCGCTCGTTGAGACATTCATCGAACAGCGCTTTGGCG